AATTCGTAATACCATGTAGTCCATTCACCAAGGGACACTTCAATGCCGTCTCCTTTCTCAGGTTTTAGAGTAGGGTTAGCAAATGTCCAGTCGTCACCATATCTTTCGTATAAGTTTGGCTTTCTAAAACTGTTAGCTAATGCTACAGTAAATCCTTGTACTGCATAACCTACTCTATAAATGTGTTGATCTTCTTCAAACCTATAACCGAAACCATAATTGTTTACATTCCAGTTAGCATATACTGCTGTGCGATAATCACTAGCGTTACCATAATACTCTCTTGTATTCTGTGCACCTAGGATTAGGCCTGGTCTTACTTCTTTATTAGCATCTACAAAATAGCGAGAACTTTTAGAAGCCCAACCTGTATTGTGAGTTACATCATTCATTGAGTAGCCAGCTGTGAACCAATCATTTCTTATGGAAAGATCTGCCTTAGTTCCTTTTTGTGTGCAGTCATTAGATTTATCCCAACCCATGTAACAAGAGTCATAATCATATTCATACTCCTGTAGAACTGTTACTGATTTCCAGTCACCATACTCTGACTTAGTTTTTAGAGTTACATTCTCAAATTCATCTTCTTCATCGTTGTCTGTTTTAACAGAGCCATTGGAGCCTTTGTATCTAGATAGCTGCCACCAATCTGTTCCTGCTGTTGTATAGAGTAAACCATCTCCTGCTTTAGTAAAGAAACTATTGCCATCAAAGTTATCCTCCATTAGGATAGTTCCTGCCATTGAGGAAGTTCCATATAAAGTACCGTTAGGTCCTGATATCTTTCTAAAGGTTTGGTAGTTAGGAAGTTCTGTTCCAAAGTCATACCAGCCAGAGCTAGGATCGTTTACAGGTATTCCATTTCTATATACAGTTGTATGCTTTACATCTGTGCCGTGCATAGATGCTCCTTGGAATCCACCAACACCGCCGGCTGTGTAGATCTTTGTAGCGTCTAATGCTTCTATTAATGAATTATCGTACTCAGGTTCTGAGTATCCTATTGTGACGTTAGCTCCAACTACTATCACTTCTTCTATGTCTGACGCTAAAAGTTTAACGCTCGTCATTGTTACAAGAAGTATGAGTGCAAAATGCAACACATACTTATACATAAAGTCTTTCATCTTACTCCTGGTGTTAAAGGTTGTTTTTCTTTTCTTGGATTTCTAAACGTCTAGCTTTTGCTAGTTTAGTTAAATCCATTAGAGCTTTACGAGCCCTCGCCGCTGATGCTTTGACATTTTTCAATTCAAAGTTATCAGATTCTGTTGTGTACGTTTCCATTGCGGAAAGTATGTCATCATGTATTGCCATCTTTTTTCTCCTTAGTTTTGTTTTTGTTGGCACGTTTGCTAGCTACGTTACGCAGTTGCAAACGCTTATTAACTTCGGCAGGGTTCATCCATAGATCCTTGCCGTCTATTAAATCTTTTACTTCTTGAGGTTTTAAGAACCCTTTGTAGACTTGGTTAAACAAATGTCTAGCCCACTTATCATCAGCCATAACACCTTGTAATTGTTCACTACCTTTACCCCAATTGCCTGAGCTATAAGTATGGAACATAAAATGACTATGCTCTGAGACTTCTACAACATCAGCACACAAGAATATTAATGTCGCTGCTGACATACACATGCCTTCTACTGAGGCACATATTGTAGCGTTACTGTCTGCCATTGATCTCATCATCTGTATAGCAGTAAATATCTCACCGCCATTAGAGTTAATGTGAATTACAATGCCATCATTTTCTGTGGCTGAACGCATTATCTGGTTCCAATCCTGATACTCTTTAGCGTCACCTATGTTACCTGTTAAGTAAAAGTCATAGACGTTAGCTATTGGTCTTTGATATGCGTTAGTTGGATTCTGTTTTAAGTTGTTTGAATTATTCGATTCGCTCATAATATCTCGTTACCGCCTTTATCTTTTCAATCTGATTATCAATCACTGACGTTCTATTAGGCCAGTGAATGTATTCCTTTTCAGGATTTTTTTGTAAATTGTAAAGTAAAGGGAGGACAAGATCCTCTACATCACGAAGTTTCTTAGAAACATCAGACTCAATTAGTTGTCTGTGTTCGTTGACCATGCCTGAGTTATCTGCATTTAGAATCTTTAACTCTAACTGCTTTAACTTATCCATGACCTCATCATTATTCTGTACTGGAGCTGTCGTAGAGTCGGAAGTATCTTTCGGTACCTCGTCTACTGCTGTAAAGCCAAAATCAAAATCATTTGCCATTCAATTACTCCTTCTTATTATTATTTATAAGTCAGCTATGGTCTTTTGTTGTCTTTGGTATTTCTTAACTTTCTTTTCTAGGCCTTTTAAAGCCCTGTCAAGTTTCATTCTAGATACTCTTTGTGTAAAGTTCATGCCAATCATGTGATCGTATTCGTGTTGTATTACTCTAGCTGTTACACCTTGATAAGTCTCTACCATCTCTTCGCCTTCATCATTCCAATACTTAATTGCAACGTGGGTAGGCCTTTCTACCATTAACCACAAGCCAGGGAAGGATAGACATCCTTCTTTCTCTGAGGTTTTTTCTTCTGAGCATCCTATAATCTCTGGATTAAAGAAAGCTTTCTCAAAAGGTTCTTCCTCGTTACCGTCTCCGATAACAAATACTTTCTTATCTAATCCTACTTGGTTTGCTGATAACCCTACGCCACCTAGCTCTCTCATTTTTTCTAGAAGTTTGCTTACTAGTAGTTCTGCATTTTCCATTTCAAAATTAAAGGGTGTTGGCTCCTTAGCCAACTTCGGGTCTGTAAACGGTATTAGATCTAAAGCGTCGTGTACTGTTGGTTCTGAATCTGTTAGTGTCATTTCTTCCATAATTAATTTCCTACATCTGGTTGTGTATCATTATTTATAATGCCGTCGTATCCCTTGAACCTATAGAAGACTGTGATCTCGTCACCTTTCATTATAGGTCTAATAGCATAAAGAGTTCTATCACCGCCGTCTGTAGTTATAAAACAATTAGGATTATCATTATGATTTATGAAACCTCCTAGTGGCGTTCTTATCCATTCATGTCTGTCTCTACTGTGGACTAGCACATGTGTCTCTCCAAACTTATTCCCTGCTTCAAATTCCATTAAAGCATGTAACCCTAAGCCTTCAATTTTACTTGGGTGTATTGTTAACCCATATGGTAATGGCCTATAAGTCTCCTTCATTTCGTGTAATTCTTTTTTCATATATCCTAGTTGTGTAGTTTCTCAAACTCGGTGTATCCGCCAATGGACTCACCATCTATAAAAATTTGTGGGAATGTTCTAGCATTTGGAACTCTCTCAAAGAGTTCTTCAGCAGTAAAGTCTGCATCTAGCATTTTGTATGTGTACTCTAATCCTTTCTGTTCACATAGTGCCTTAGCTCTATCACAAAAAGTACACCTTGGCTTTCCATATATCTCTATCATTTTCTTTTTCCCAAATATTTTATCGTAATTATCTCTATAAACGCTATCACTTTCTACTCTACGCTTACTACCTTTGCCTCCGTGCCACTTTGTCATTTAGCGATCACGGAAAAATTCTGTCTCTTTTCAAATCTAATAACTGATCTAAACTTATCAAACAATTGGTCACCCTTGTGTGAGATTACAAAGACATTTGTATCATCGCCGATTGTGTTTAACAGTTGCATCACAAACTCTGTACCGTCTACATCTAAACTACTATCAAACACTTCATCTAATAATAGTATGTTAGTACTAGCAGAGTTCTTCATCTTGGCAATAGTCCGCCATGTAAATACTAATGCTAAATCAATCCTTTGTTTCTCACCTTCACTAAAAGATGCATAACTAAATTTGTCTCTGAATCTAGACTTAATTGTTTCCTTAAATGTAGCATCTAATGTAAACTCCACAAAGAAATCCATCGCTGCTAAATACTTGTTTACTAATTTATTTATTATAGGTAAGTATGCTTTTATAATTTTTGTTTTAATTCCGGTATCCTGTAACATAGACTTAGCCACGTCATAGTAATGAGACTGTTCATTAAATTCTGTTCTCTCTTTTGTTTTACCCAATGCGTCCTTAGCTAACTCTTTTAGTTTTGTTTTCTCTTCTGTAATGTTACCTACTTTAGTTTCTGTCTCGTTGAGTTCTAATTGTAGTCTTTGTAGGATTCTTTGTTGGGTAATGACTTCATTGTTCTGTGACATTATTTGTTCGTCTAACTCTTGTACCTTACCTACCAATATTTCTATTTCGCTATACTGCGTATTCAGATCTCGTAGAGCTGTATCAAGTTCAGAGATCTTTTCTTCATCTCTCTGCGTCATTAAATTTTTATGGTCGTGTTCTATACCTTGCTGGCATGTAGGACATTCTTCGTTGTTGTTAAAGAATGCTAACTCTTTTCTGTGGTTGGCAATTTGACTTTCAAATTTGCTTCTGAATTCTTCCAATCGTCTTTTCTTTTCAGTAACAGGACCAACCTCCTGCTTCTCCTTCCCGTATCTGCTTGTCTCTTCCTGAGCCGTCTCGATCGCATTATCAGTCTCCTTAATGTCGTTTAGGATCTGTGTTACTTTAGATGATTTATCATCCTCCAATGTCTTTATATATTGTTCTTGAAGATTAGCTTTCTGCTTTGCTACAGATATGTCACCTTCAATAATTCTAACCTTATTATCTAAGTCTGTTAGTTTGTTCTTAAGCACTTGGTTCATGCTTGTAAATATGCTTATGTCCAATATGTCCTCAATAATCTCACGTCTAGCACCTAGATGTAATTGCATGAAGGGAGTGAATGAGGCACTCCCTAACATGACTATCTGTGTAAACGACTTGTAATTGAGTTTTAAGATGGACTCCTCCAGGTATTTCTGAAAGTCTCTGATGTTAGCATTCTTATCTAGCTTATCACCGTTAACTTCTATTTCAAATATTTTAGGTATCTCTCCACGTCTAATGAGATAGTTCTTACTACCTATACTAAATTCTATTTCTACTAATAGTTTCTTTTTATTAATAGAGTTAATTAATTGTGGCTTTGCAACATTTCTAAATGGCTTATTAAATAAAGCAAATGTTAAAGCGTCTAACAATGTAGACTTGCCACTACCATTCTGTCCTACGATTAATGTACTAGGAGAATGGTCAAACTTTATTGTTGTCCAAGCATTGCCTGTGGATAAAAAATTCTTCCATCTTATTTCTGTAAAGTTAATCATAAGGTATCTTGTGCTTCAATATATAAGGTTTGCAATAAGTTCTTAATTCGTTGTTTGTCTAAGTCTGTTTCTACTACATCAACATACTCTTTTAAGAGTGTCATTGTGTCTTCTAAATCTATATCCTCACCCAACGCTTCGTCTTCAAACTCTGAGAAGTCTTCTATAATTTTAAGATCAATTAGGTTACAAGTGTATAGCTTGTCTACAAAATGATCAAAGCGTGAGAAGTCTATCTTCTTAGTAACAATTAGCTTAACATTACCACCAACAATACTAGTAAAATCGAAGTTCCCAATATCATTGACTCCCTCGAAATGGGAATCATCGTAATAAATTTTGTGGAAGATTCTATTCGGGTTGTTGATATATTCCAAATCTCTTTTAACTGTGTCGTAAATGGCAAAACCACGTGGGTCGTTGTAGTCAGACCAAGTAATTTCATAAGGGTTTCCCATATATGTAACATTCCCTCTGCTATGGCGATGATGAAAATGGCCACTAACCACAAGGTCAAAAGCACGAAAAGCGTCAGAATCCATACCATGAAGGTTAGGCATTCCAGGCAAAAGAAAGTAACCTGCGAACTCGAAATGTCCGAAGCAAGTCTTTGCATCTGATTCTTTAATTTTGGCCATAGTCCTATCATAATTTTCTCCACATATCCAAGGAAGGAATAGTACCTTCTCTCTGTCTAACATTATTTCCGTTGGCTCTTGGTATAATGTTATGTTATTATATTCTCCTAACAATAAGTCAGGGCTGTTGACATCATTTGTATTTTTAAAATAGGTATCATGATTACCAGGAATCATGTGGATGTCTATACCTAAGTCTTGTGCCTTCTGAAAGAAGTATTTTTTACAAGACTGTAGCGTATTAAAATTAATATACTTTCGTCTATCAAATATGTCTCCTAAGTGGCATATAGTTTTAATATCATGTTCGACTAAGTAAGGAAAGAATGTTTCATCATAAAACTTAGCAAAGTAAGCATCGAATGCTATACTATCTGAACGTGCACCAAAGTGCGTATCTGTTACAAGAGCAACTCGCATAGGTTACCCTTCGTATATCGCGCTGTTAGCTCCGTGTTCCCTAACCTCGCAGCTAACGGCAAAACATCTATCATTAGATTGTTCCCTTACCAAGTTGTCTGCGAAATGAAATGCTTGTTCTGCAAATTTCTCACAACCAACTCCATTCATTACTCTTACTTCTGATAGACCTTTTTGTTCTATCTCTAAGAAGTACGGTAACGATTTGTCATCTTTTGCTACTGCGTGTTTGTGATCAAAAGAATCTTTTAACCATGCTTTAAGTTCCTTTAAGTTACCAAAGTCTACTACCCAGTTCTTTTCATCAAGTGTATGACACCCGAATTTAAAACTAAAAGACAAAGCATATCCGTGTAGTAAACTACAATGACTGCCTACTGCTAGTGGTTGCCTAAACATACATGACAGACCTTCTTCGTGTCCGTATGTTTTAGTTGAATAATATTTAAACTCTCTCATTTCATTAACTCCTGATATAAGTTTGTAGCTGTAAAGTACTGCGTCTCTAAAGCGTCTCGGTTACTAATAATGGCAGCTTGTATTTCTGGTGCTGTAAAGTTGTCCATCAATGTTCTAATCTTTCCTAACAATATACTCTTGTTCTCATTGTAAAGATCTTTGTTCTCTGTGAAGTGGGAAGGATACTTAAATATATCCTCATACATTTCCATATAAGATAATCTATTAGGAACAAGAGGCATACCACCTGCTCTTAGTATCTCATAACAGCTAATGCCTAATGTCTCTTGGTTGTTTGCTGAGAAAACCATTTTAGATTGTTCTAATAGTTTATTGTATTCTGTCTTTGTAAGATTATAATCATTACAATTAATAAATTCGTATTGAGGAAGTTCCTTTTTCAAATCTAAAAATATATCTAATTGTTTCTCAGGTGCATTCCTGTGAGGGAATAATATAATGTCTTCTTTTTGTAATGTAGGAGTTAAATGTGTATTCAAGTACTCCATAGGCCAGCCAGTTCTTACAATTTTACTTCTTAGATACTCTTCATCTTCTGCTGTGAACATAACACTAGCAAACATTCCTATATGGAACTGACTAGCAAAATAGTTCTTATCAAAAGCATCAAACATTGCATACTCTGTATGCCTAACCCACCTCTTATCTCCAATTAATCTACCTAGGAAATCGTGTGTGTCGTAACTGCCTGCGTGCCATAGTCCATGTACTGTAACATCAACACCTAATAACTCTGTCATATATTTTAATTGTAATACGCCAGGGTGCCAAGCATCTGCAAAGACAAAGTGATCTCCATCTTTAACGTCTCCATTCTGGAAATGCTGTGCAATAATTTTAACTTGTTCTGCTTTGTATATGTTTGTGCCACCAAAGTCTAAGAAGGCACCGGGTGTTACTACATTAGCAATGTCTGCTGGTCCTTCTATTACTGTAATGTCTTGGCCTGTTCTGTCTGCTATTTGCTGAGGGAAACAATCTTTCCATTGGGCAGTATATCTTGTTTCAACATATTCTAAATCAACTAAATAAATCATTTTCTATTATACCCCCATTCTCATTATCCTCATATACTTCAACTCTAACAGCTCTGTTAGGATACTTCTCTTCTATATAATTTATAAGAGATTCACCTATCATTTCACAAGACTGGTGGTCTAATTTAATTACACCTTGATCAAAAGTTCTTTCTAGTTCACGCTTAAATTGTATAAACTCTACGTCTCTATCATTATGAGTAACACCTAGTGTTACATAGAAATGGAACATGTGTCTGTGAGGGTGACCTAAAAAACTTACATCGTCCCAATCGCCTGTAGCGTATTTAGGATTTGTATCTGCTCCAGGGAAGAAGTGTACTCCTTCTTTCTGAAAGCTTACTTTTATGAAGCGTTTGCGTTTAGCCATTGAGGTACCTCTCTGTTTGTATATTTAGCAAAGTCAATTTTGTATTTGTTGTAATACCTACGATAAGAGTTGACTACACTCTTACCTTTTACATCGTCTGGCATTGCCAACGGTAATCCTTTTACATCTGCCTCACTAGCAAATGGAATATTTTTAGGTGCGTACTTCAAAAGATGTTCTAATTTTTCTTGTGTTAAGTGAGTACGCCCATACCTGTGAGTATATTCTTTAGATAGTTTATACCATAGATCATATAGATAATTATAATTGGCAGAGCTACTTCTAACCCAGATACCATCTGGGTGGTTAACATGGCTTGCCTTATATAATGTAGATTCCATATTGTTATTACTATGTCTCCATCGCTTGATAGCTCTACCGTTTTTTGTTTTGTCTCCATATAAATCTCCGTCTAATACTCTATGTGCTGTAGACATTAGTTGTGCGTATTCAATTACCATTTTAACAACATGCTTATCACAATGTTGTTCTGCACATAACAATGGGTTCTCATTTAATAAAAAAATGTTCATACAAATAAATCCTCTAAACTACTAGGTGCCTCCGTACCAACAGCCATGCTCTTCATACTGCCACCTAAATACTGGTTGTTTTCCCAGGCATCGTATTCTTCACGATTAGTTACATTATAGAGGTTCCTGAACTGTCCGTCAAGTTTCATCTTACCCGTAAACTTCAATAAGGTTTCCTTGTCATTCATCATAGTTTCTAGATGAGCCATGAAGTTTCTAATGGACATAAGGATAAATGCTGTTCTAACATAGATCCACTTGTTTAGATTGCCGTATTTCTCTTTAGCCTTCAGACTAGGTGTGTTCATTATAGTATGAAATTCGTCTAGATCTACGCCTAATTGTACTGTTTCCTGCACGTTATCGTACATTTCACGATACAAATTGGACATTTTTCTACTGAACTTAGTTGTGCCTTGTCCCATGTAGTATAAACCTGTCTCAACCGCCCTGCTGTGTGTAGTAGAGTCATAAGAGATGTCTACGTTGTCGTATAAACCGTTCTGACAAAAGACTAGATAAGGAATGATACGTCTAATACTTCCTACACCTAGAATATGTAAGTTCATTCTTTCTTGTGGCCATACTTTAGCAATCTCACTAGCAATAAATGCTCGTTTAACATCTTCAAGTGGTCCTGTGCCTAGAGCTGCTGCTCCCATTGCCACGCCACCAATCCTGCTATGCCATTCTTTAGGAACTTCTTCCATTAGACATTCATACCATCTAAGGTATGTATCAATACAGTTACCCTGTAAGATAATAAAAGGTTTACATGTACTATTGTTCTTTTCAAATATTTCTAATTGTCTTTTAACATTTTGTCCTGTCTTACGAGCCAGTGCTTCATAGTTCTCTTCGTCAAAGAACCTAGCCTTTGTATCGTTCCTATCTGACTTACCGCTTGTAAGTATAACTGGTATCTCATCAAAGCACATGCCAACGTCTGCCCACTTGGCTTGGTTCTCATATACTTTATCTTTTAATTCATCTGTAATAGTCATACCCTGTGTAACAATCTGCAAACCACCTGAGTCTGCGTGTATCTCATTTACTTTCTTTTTATATACTGAGAATCTATCACCAAAGCTGGACTCTGTATGTGCGTTGTAAAGCATAGAAAACTTATGACTATGTACATCAGTTACTAATTTCTCTATTAGCATATTAATAATGCCAGAATTAGTTTCGTCTTTAGCTATACTAGGATTACTAAACCTCATATAACTAGTGCCTGAAACTACATAATCTAATTTTCTATTCTCTATCATGATTTTAATATCTCAATTAATACTTTCGCCTCTGCCGTAGCATCATCTAACGCATTGTGATTGTTTGCCTTAGGTAATCTTTTATCTAAGACATTCATTAATGTTCTCAAACAAGCAATGTCCCAGAACTTCCAAGGGATTTCCATTTCCATAGCTCGTAAAGCACTCTCTAAAATTACTATATCAAAGTTGGCACCGTAACCCCATATAGGAATAGACTTGGTGCCGTACCACAGTACAAATTTATCTAGTGCTTCTTGTAATGGAGCAGGGTTTACTTGCCAAGCTTCTTGTGCTTCTTTACTTTGTTCACCCCACCATTTAATTGTGTCAGGATCTATATCTAGGCCTGCCTCTTTGCAAGTTCTACCGTCTACATTAATATAAAAGGTATCTGTAATTTCCATATCTTCTATAAGTACTGCACCAATAGATACGATACACGCATTAGGTTTAATGCTTAATGTTTCTAAGTCGACGACTATTTGTTTAGATGTGTCCATTGCCTATTTCCTGTAATTTAATATTGTCCATAAATTCTTGTTTCAGATTTATGTTAGTTTTCAACTCACCCTTAACAACCGTTGTCTGTGTAGAACTATTACTTGCCATTATGCCTCTGTTCTCACAACAACCATGTCTTGCTTTAATGTAAACTGCTACACCCTTACTCTTTGTAAGTTTTTGTATTCTTGTGGCTATCATTTCTGTTAGCTCTTCTTGTAGATGCCCACGATTAGATAAATGCTGTGCAACTCTTGTGTACTTAGACAAGCCTATTACTTCGTCACCTGGGAGGCAACCTATGTAACATACACCACTCACTGGTTGGTGGTGGTGAGAGCACATACTTTTAATGTCTGCTCGTACTACAATTAATTGATCGTACTGTCCGTCATTAGGGAAAGATGTTATCCTAGGATCAGGTAAATATCTACCACCCATAATTTCGTTAACATACATCTTTGCCAAACGATGTGCTGTGCCCATACTATTAGGGTCGTTCTTTGTATCAATAATAAGACTTTGTAATACTTGTTCAAAGGCTACTTCTAGTTCTTCAATTAGTTCTGCAGTCTCTCCTGGCTGTATGTACTTAGAAATATTATCTGAGGCATAAAATTTCTTGCCATCTATTTCTAGTCTCTGTTTTATTTTATCACTTATTCTCATTTTATTCTGTCTCCCATGGAAAAACTAACCATTGTGTATTATTATATAACCGTTCGCCTTCAAAGTCAAGATGCAAGTTACCCTTTTTGGAGTAACAAACAGCCCATTGACTATCTGGTACGACACCCCTTATTTGTTGTACTGTTAATCCGCTATCACAAATATCATCTACAAATAGGATATCGTCTTGATCCTCATATTTGCTAGATAATAGCTGTAGTGTATCTTTAAAGTTGCCGTCTCTTGTTTGCCATTGTAATGGTTCAAAAGGCACGTTTAATCTTTGGGATAACATTACTCCAGGTATTAAGCCACCTCGACTTATGCCTATAATTTTTTGTAGTGGTTTAGACTCTCTTGACATTTCAATACTAATTGTTAATTGATCTACAATCCTTTCTATGTCGTCCCACCCTATATAAAGTTTATCTAAACTTGCTGTGTTCATAGTTTCACCGCCAATAAAAATAGTATTAACAGTTGGATAAAGATAACAAGCATCATCTCTACTGCTAGTATTGTATGATACCATATCCATCTAGTTTTATAAGCATTATCAATACTTAAATCATCTGGATCAGGTTCTTTCCAAGTGTCTACATCTTTGCTAGGTGTCTGTCCCCATAATGTTTCTTTTATATTATTCCAACCGTATTTCATATTATGTTCCCCATGCGTTTCCAAAAAGGTCTATGTGTAATCTAGGACTAAATTTATATCCTGTCTGCATACACGCCTCTGCTACGCCTTTAGCTGTTAGAGTTTGTTGTTCTAATGTTGCGCCTTCTGGCATACAATATACAGCATCTATCTGTACACCGCTTTTCTGGTAGGTAAGATAAAATTTATCCACCTCTCCAAAGTCATCTATATCTCTAACAACGAATTTATTATAAAGATAACTATTGTAAACTTGGTTCATTGTAACAAGAGCATCGGGTATCAATGCCTCTTCGTTTTTCTCACCACTAAGACTTAGTTTAGGAGATGTACTCCATGTTACATGTATTCTCTGATGATTAGCATTGAAGAAGTTTACTAGTTCTGGCTTCACTGATTGTGTGCCATTAGTTTCAAAGGTAACATTTTGTAATCCATTAAACATTAGCATTTCTATTAACTCAGGCCATACCTTTTGCCAACCTAGTAACGGTTCGCCACCTGTAATCACTAAATGTATATCTTCTTTCTCATCAAACTTGCCATTAGGAAGTAAACTTATTATGTGTTCGTATACTTCTTCTACAGACTTTGTCATTTGTAAATGTTTATATTTCATAGCCCAACTAGCAGAACTATCACACCCAACAGGTGTCACTGGAAGTTCTGAAATGTCTTTGTATGCCTCGGGGTGGTTTTTATCGCCTTTAGGATCTAACATATAAGGCATCTGATCTGTTGCTATGTAGTTGCCTTTAGGTTGTCCAAAACCAGCGCATTCAAAGTTACAGCCAAATGTTCTAAGGAATACACTAGGTACTCCTACGAATCTACCCTCACCTTGTATGCTATAAAATGCTTCGCTGTATCTAAGTTTCATAATATGGTATTATATATAAGTCCGAACCAGTAATCAACCTTTATTTACTACTTTTGGTTGACCGTTAACGACTCTATACTTCCTTCTTCTGCTTCTGTTTTAAGTAATGCTTCCGCTGCCTCAGCTGCTTCCCTAGCTTTAATTTTTTCATCTAGGTATTTAGGTCTACGTTTTGGCATCTTCTTGCCTTCGTTTTCCTTATCAGATCTGGCATTGTCTGCTTCAGATTGTTCAATGATATTTCTCATGTAACTTAGATACTCGTTTGTATGAGTCTCGCCATCACTTTGTTCTAGTATTTGTTCTATATCTAGACTCTTAATATATTTAAACTTAGTTTCCATCTGACGTTTCTCTTTTTGGATTCGTCTAATGAAAGCGTAGTATGTGATTTGTGTAAAGTATGCAAAAGGATTAGATGATTTTTCTGGATTAAAATTATCCATATATGTTAGACAGTTTTCAATACCGTCTAGTATCATCTCATCTCTAAATGTATAATTTACAAAATTAGATTTATATGCTAGGTGATTTGCTATTTTAACAAAGCATTCTCCTATATAATTTGTTACTCTGGGTTTGGGTTCTCCAGATTCTTCTGCTTCAATTCTTTCTTCCCGGTAAGCGCTAATCTTAACAAGGAACTCCTTGTTGTCAATGTAGTGTGCTGAATTTGGGTCTCTTCTCTTCGCCATAATATACTCCTTAATGTATTTGTTTTTTAATCACTGCCTCTGCTAATTCAGTTAGCGTTTCAATGTCTAAATCTTGTTGTGTCTCTTCATCCATACTGTCTAATGAAAAGTCTTCTCTGTCTGCTCTATATAAGTCGCCTTCCCAGCGCCTATCTTCTTTGTATATAGCCTCTACCATTCTTTCGTAGCCTGCTACAAAGTTCTCGTCTAATAATCCTATTGTTATTATATTTAATCTCTCCACTATGAATACTGATTCTTGTGCTATTGCTATCCAAGGCCTGAGACTTACTTGCTCTCCCATAAAACCTTCATTAGGACGAATAGTAGATACTAATTCTATTGGGTGTTCTATTTCTACAGAGTCGTCTCCATAGTATAGTTTACCTACGACTGTAGAGCCGTCCATTAATTTAATTATACTTACTTCTGGTTGTTCAGACATCTATTTTAACAAGTTTATAATCGAAACCTTCTTCGTTATAAATCTTGATCCTCTCTATTAAATGGTTCATGGTGTAATTCTTTTTAGACTTCCACGTTAAATCATCACCAATATCAAAAAGATTACAAGTAACTTTATCGTCTCCTTTTCTTAAACCTCTCCCTATACTTTGTAAGTTTCTTATTCTACTCTTACTAGGAGATGCGAAAACAATATTATGTAGGTTCCTTATATTTATACCAGTGGAAAACGTGCCGTATGAGGCAACAATAATAGCGTCATGTTCTTTTTCAGTTAACGCTCTAATGTCTTCTCTTGTTTCTGTATCTGTGCCTCCAAATACAAAGAATACTTTCCTTCCTTTACATGCTTCCTTAAGAAGCTGAAATAATATCTTACCTTGTTTCTCTACGAACTGAAATAACACTAGAGTATTGCCGTCTTGTGCCATAGTAAGATTCTTAATTAAATTGTTACGCTTAGGGTTAGTTACTATCCAATCTATTTCTTCTTGGTATGTCATACCCTTGTTAGCTTTCCTTACTTCGTCTGTATAGTTAAGCATACAGCATACAATTTTTAAGTTTGCTAATTGTTTATCGTCCATTAGCTTTTTAGTAGTTGTAACCTTGTGTACTTGTCCGAAGGTTCCTTCTAGTACTAGTCTGTGTGTCTTAGTGCCATCTAGAGTACCCGTAGTACCTATTCTAAAAGGTGTGTTAACACACTTGTTCATAAGAGTTGTAAGCGATTTAGCTTTAAATAGATGTGCTTCGTCTCCGTAGAACACATCAAACTCTGCGAACCAACTCTTAGGATACTTGTATATAGACTGCCATGTACTAATAGTTATTGACGCTTCGTTGTGTTTTTCTTTACCACCATATATTTTGTGGCAGTTCTCTTGTACCTTCCAGCCATTAGCTGATGAATAGTCTGCAAAGTCTCCGTACATTTGTTCTACCAATGATGTAGTAGGTACAATTATTAACTGCTTCCTACCTTTCAGTTGGTGATAGCGTATAAGAGAATAAATAATGAGAGACTTGCCACTAGCGGTGGGTGAGAGAAGAAGTGTCCTACCTTCTTTAATAGAATGCTTAACTGCATCTTGCTGATAATCTCTAATTTGTATATCTTTACCATTGGATTGTAACCTCAGTTCTTCTGTAAATCGTTTAACGTCTATTTCCTCACCAACACTAGGTACGTCTACTTCTAATTCATACTCTAACGTCTGAGCAAACTCTTCTAGGTAAGGAAGTAAACCAACATATAATTCTTTGGTGTACATACTGTACAGTCTAGCCTTACCGTCCCACATTTTGTTTCTATATAGTGGCATAAACTTAGCACCTGGTACATCGAATGTAAAGAAATCACATATCTCTTGATCCGTGCTTAAGTCTGTATCTATTCTAAGATAAACTTCGTCCTTTTTAGTTATCCTTATCAACTTTTTTTGCTCCTAGATACCGGCCAAATATTTTCCACTATAAGAGACCATTGCTAAACTTAGTCCATTCAATAGCGTTTTTTATATCAAAAGATCTACTATTAATCGACTTCATAACACTCTCACATAGGGTAAAACAGGTGTTTACATACTCCAATTTGTCGGTTAATCTGATGATGTCATCGTCTGTGTCTAAGAACTCGTTCATCTGATTGTTAAGAGGTGCATTGCCTAAGTACTGTTCCCAGCCTAAATCGTTTAATTCTTTTTGGTCCAGTTCTCCACGGTAAAACTTCCATTTCAACCGTCTCATCTTCTGCATATCACTCTGTGCCTTTCTACATTGTAATCTATATGTAGTTAACAGGTTGAGGTACTTGGAATGGAGTTCTGGAATTCGGGTGGACTCTTGACCCAGGTTAAGTTCATCAACCTTACAGTCTATCTGCCACATGTTTTGTAGTTCTTCTAGAGTTATCATAATATATGTATTATACGACCTTAACTAGTAATAGTCAAGATGTAATTGTACCTTTTGGTTAAACTGTTGTGTTAATGATGTAGTCTTTGTACCGAAACATTGCTACACCAACCATGTAGTCTGTTTGGCCTGAGGATATTTCAAAATCCAACCCTTGTAAACTAACCGGGAAGGCATCTCTAAATTTAAATTCTGTTTGAACATTGTTGTTCGAGTCTAATAGAAACAATGATGCGTCTGAAAATTGTCCTAGTGATGCTTGTTTTGTTTGATCTATATCAGGGAATCTGTAGTCCTGAGTTTTGCCATAAGCTGCGTATTGTTTATGATTTTCTGGGAAGCCTAAACCAACCATCCAATCATATAGTTCTTGGTAGTTTTTCATATCCTCTTGTATGAGGAACCTTATCATTAGCGTACCAAACTCTAATTTGTCGCCTGGGTGTTGTATGTCTACTAAAGGTGTTGGTTGTACTGCTGGTGGCAAGTTAAGTTCTGGTATGTTAGCTGCTTGGCAGAAATAACTTACATTAGGTATGTTATGTATCTGAAACTTAAACGCATTAGGGCGTAAGTAATCTAGTTCATTGGGGTTGTTGTTACTCCAACCTGCATCTGTAACTGTTGTTATATTAGTTGTTGTCATGCCTTGTCCTTTTTAAAATCCTACTGATACACCACAACCACATGAGGATTGCTCTTGTGGATTGATGAATTCAAACCCTTCGTTAAGTCCTTCGACTTTCCAGGATATAACTGTGCCATCTAAGTACATCTCAGACAATGGGCATAGCCATAGTGTAAACTTTCCGAAATCAATTGGTATATCTTCAGCTTCGCCGTTGTCTGCATAGTTAAACTCATATGAGAAACCTGCACACCCTCCGCCTAGTAAAGAAAACCTTACACCCTTAGCGCCTTTCTTCTCGACCTTATTAATTACTTCTTGTAAAGCCGTATCTGTAAAATCTATCCCCGTAGGTCTAGAAGTGGCGATCATTTGTGGGTTATATTGTTCCGCTTGACTCAATGTCCTGGTCTCCGTTTTGTTTTTCTGGGATCACATAATTAAGACCGCCGTCATCAATGTCAGGGCCTCCGTTATGTTGTCTTCGTGCTTTCTTTTCGTCCCAATGTGTTAATGCTTTTTTAATACTATCTTCTGCTAATACAGAACAATGTAATTTAATAGGCGGTAACTCTAGTGCGTCTGCTATGTCTTTATCTTTAATAAGCAGAGCTTCCGCCATTGTTAATCCCTTTAACATTTCAACAAACATTGTAGAACTAGCAATAGCTGAACCACAACCGTAAGTTTTGAATTTAACATCTTCTATAATGTCTGTATCGGGATTTACCTTTAGATCTAGTTTCATAACGTCACCACATGCTGGTGCTCCAGCCATACCTGTAGCTACATTTGGGTCTTTAGGATCGAACCTACCTACGCCATGTGCTTTTGGGTTATCTAAAACATCTTGAAATCTCTTTACTACTTTATCTGAATATGCCATTTCTCTTTCCTCTTGTATAGTATTTATAATACTTTATTGTTAACCATAAGTCAAATAGGACAATACCAGAACTTATAAATAGTTATGTACCATTAAGGTACGTCATACACACACACAGGAGAATAAAATGACAAACAAATCAGGGTTCGAGATCAGAGCCGAAATACTAAGACAAGCGCAAGGCTTGTTAGAAGGAAATTTGTGCAGAAAAGCAGACGCTGTTCATGTACATAACGATAATAATCCCAATGATAAGAAACCACTTCCATCGGAAAGTATCTTAGCTAGTGATATTATTGCTGTTTCTAAAGAACTCAACGAGTTTGTAACAGCGCAATAGACAAAGAGGGCTACGAAAGTAGCCCTTTTTTAATTCCAATTCTTTGTTAATCTAACGTGGCGTGTCCGGCTTCGGAGCCATGCTTGGGTATGTCTTCACGATAATCTGTGTAGTAATCCCAACACGACTTTCTACTTTCAAACTCTTCACTTTGTACTGCTGCCTTACAATAGGCATTAATTTCTACATTACCTGGTTCAAATACGAACAGGGTTATGAGAAATGCTACTACCAATGCTATATCCATTATACTTCCTTCATCATTTTGTGAGTCAAAAAAACGGGCTACCTAAGCAGCCCGTTCTAATTCTATTCCTAGAAACCTAAATTACATTAAGTTTGTAACTTTAACACTTCTGTAATACTGATTACGGTTGGCAGTGAATGTATCACCGTCAGTTGTTCCGTCACTCTGCATTACG